AAAGCATTTTATAGCCACCGACAATGAAATAATCGTCTATGCCTACTGTCTGACCATCTACAAGAGCGTGGGCTATCCTCACTTTCTCGTCTTTCATGGTCAACCATTGTTTATGCCTGTATCCTTGATATTTTGCTATGTTATAATTCGTGTCGTTTCCGATATAATTAGCTTCATTACAAGCCAACATCGTTGCTCTGTCCTTAGATGTATAGAAATCATCATCGAATTTCAGAGTGGTATCTACTATAAAAGATGTTCTCTCCCGGATATCCTCACGCAATTCATCCGACAACGTCTTACGCCCCAAGAGAGCCGCAACTATCACAATAAACGTTTCTACATCGTTGCAATATTTGCGGTATAACATATCCTTATAGTATTCGACATCTATAGATTCTTTGCTTTTTATGGTCTTTTCTGCTTCTATCTCCGCAAAAAGCAACAAAAAAAGGATCAGCAGTTCGTCCGCTAAATCCTCTCTTCGTTTCTTATCTGCTTCAGACAGTTCCATTTCAGCAAAGAACCTGTCTATTGGAATAATCATAGCTTTATAAGTGTGTAGTCAGGTTTCATCGAATATACTTCGCCGTCCTCTTGACAAAGCACCACAGAACCGTGTTGAAGTTCCTGTTTCCTTGCAAATTCCTCAAAATCCGCAAGATCAGCCGTTTTCTCAGCAGTACACTCGGCATATACGTTATGCTTGTCTATCCTGTTCGACTTGTTTATCGTTATCATCTTCTTCGACCTCGTTTTCGTTTGCAGGATTGTTTGCTTTTGCTATTTCAAGCTGTTTAACTTGTTCCTGCTCCATTTCATCAACCGTTTTGTACTTAGCATCAAAATATGGCTTAGATTGGATATATGCCTTTTCACTGTCACCCCACAGACCGCTCTTTTCAACGGCGAGTTTAGGGTGTGTACCACTTGCGAGAAGCAGTTGTAATACTTGCGCCCTCACCTGTAGGTTGTCCGTAGGATTACGATTAACCTGCACATCATAGTCCATAATTCCCAAAGGACAGGAGTTTTGAGTAGCTTGGTTTATTACATGAAGCAAAATAGCATCTAACCGCTTTTCACTCTCTTTGATATAAGCATCACGGAGTTTAGCGTTTTGTTTTGCCTTACTCCAATTATTTCGTAATTCCACAGCACCTTGGGTATCACCGCCTGTATTACCTTGGTCAGACGGTATGGAGAGTATGCGGAGTATATTATCAAACAAATCTTCCTTTGCCACTTGACTTTCAGATTGACTTAATTCCTGTTCAAGCATCTTAACATCGGATTGTCTACTGCCATCACCGATATCCTGAACTAATATTGCACCCTCTTTCTTCATAGTCGCATACACGTTCTCGTCAAAGATGCAATTCTTTAGCACCATATAGGATTGCACGAACTGTTCAATGGAATCAGCCCTGTTAGCCTGTATGTCGTTTATGGCATCGAGCATAGTTATTACTATCTCGATATCTGAAAGCCTGTCCTGATTGTTAGGATACTCAACTATCGGTATTCCACCAAAGGCATGAACCTTACTTATGACTTGCTGTCCGTTATGGTCGGTCACACTCATAAGTTGGCTATTCTGTATACGGTACTCATGAGTAGCCGTATAACACAGCTTGTAATCATTGCCATTAACGTCCTTTAGCATCTGCACCGCCATCAGAGGTTCTTCGGTGGGACGTTGATAAACTATATATGTATTTAATGGTGTAGGAACTACTATTCTGAAAGGGATATCCCCTTGTTTGATCTGTACCGCCTTAAAGCCTGTGCCTACGGCGTGTGTCCACTCACCACATCTGACATCTTGGAGTTGCTTATTAGCACCCCGACAATAGTTATTGAACTTATCTATTGTCTTGCTGACGTTCTCTTTTTCAGAGAGTGACACTATCTGTATGGCTTCACCTGTTTCCTGTCCGTTAAGGAAGTTTATTATTTCAAGGGCATGGTTTTCAGCTACGGGATTGTTTATTTCATCCCTTGTAACCTTTTCCCTGTACAAAACAGGCTGATCGCCATTCTTATATCTCCATAGATATTGAACTCTTTCCCTGTTACGGTAAAAAGTGCTTATGGTATTTCCAACAACATCTATGATATTGGAACTATCTATGTTCTCATAATCTGTATATGCAATTTTTAATCCATAGTCACCATTAGGAACTAATTCCCTGAACGGTCTATCGTTTCTAATAAGCATATTTTTTTACACAACAAAAGGGCGGCACTTTCGCACCGCCCCCTTGAATGGAAAAGAATTATCTGTCTACAAAAACACACTTTAATGATACCACTATATATTGTAAATACAAGGGTGAAAAAGGGGGCAACTTTCTTTCGTTATGCCCCTTTCTTCTCTTTTCCCTTATCAAGATATAGTGTTCCATAGGTCTTTTCAAAATCCTCAATGGCTTTCTTATAAAGACCCTTTACACGCCTGTAGGAATAATCAAATTCTACTGCTAATCTGTTAAGGCTCTTATTATCCACATATTTACCGTAGAGGATATTATAGTACATATCCCGGTTATCACCATCTATCTTACGAATCTGCTCTATTATGGTGTATTTCAGTTCAATCTTCTCGGCAGCTAATCTCTTGCACCGTTCCTGATAATCCACTACCCTACCGACTAAATCACCTATCCTGTCTGGTGTAGGTGAAGTCTGTACCTTATCAGCGGAATAATCAATACCCCCTGTGCTGATAGCAATATCAAACCACTTATCAGCTTCTTTCATGAGGTCTTTGATACGGTTATCAATATTCTTTAATTGTGATAAGTATTCTTCTGTCTGCATATTATCTCCTTACCCATAGCGGATTGTGTATAGCTGTCATTTTTCCTATTTCGTTTCTATTACTCAGCTTCATGGCGAGTGAAGCTATTGAGTCTGGCGCATCATCATGTTGTTTCTTGCCCTCGGCACTCCATGTAGTCATTTCATCTATAGCCTTGCGATAATCATCATCAGCAAAGTAAATCTCACCTTCCTCGATATCTACCTTTTTGGCTTTTGGCATTAAGAATAGGAACTGCCTTAATACCTCGTCCGAATACCCAGTTATCTTTTCTTCCTTATGCATACGTACAGGAGCAGAATACAATTCAATCTTGCAGACTACGCCCCTTGCTTGCATTTCATTTCTGATTTTTTCAGAAAGTAGCTGACCACCGCTGTTTTTCTCAAACCACAGGAACGTAATCATATATCTCTCAATGGCATCTACTACCCTGCCAACGGTATATTCAGGTGAACGCTTATCGTGTACCCAACCGACTATATAACGCTGTTCTTCTCCAAAATCTTTACAGATAGGCATTGAAAGGCTATCACCGCCACCAAAAGCGGCATCGACTATTGCTATAGTCCTGCATTTGCCTACAGGTAACGTACCGTCAAAGAATCTTAACTTTTCAATCGGGAAGCACAGACCTTCTCTGACAAACGGGGCTTGTTGGAATTTAGCCATCCACTCTGCCGGGTCAAGCCTGTCACGCATATTGATATAATATTCGGTAGAGAAACCTTTTTCTTCATATTGAAAGTTGCTCTCACCATTCTCGTTTAGGGCAGGTATCTTTCTAAATAAGGCTCTTGGGTTATCCTCATTCAGCTTTTCTTCCCTCATGAGCGGGTCAATAGTTGACCACAACGTACCGACTAATACTTTCTTTGCCCCGTCATTCATACGGTCAAGCATTTTGTTTTGATATTCCTGATATGTATTCTCCATTCGTGACGGTGACATTGAATGTTCCCTATCTCTCACAAGATCGTCAACGTAGAGATATCCAAAATCCTTATTTCCACCACTGATATCTATTGCTCCCGTCCATGTACCATCTATACCCCTTGCACTGATTGTGGAGAAATCATCAGGTTCACCCAAGTTAATAGTGAACTCGGCAGGATCAGAAGATTTACTCTCTATAGTTTTAGTGTTTGGATGAAGAATTTGAAATAATTCATCAAAGTTATATTCAGGTTCTTCAACAAAGTGGGAATATCCCTTAAAGAAACGTTTTGCAAGCTGTCCTGAATGCCCACCCATAGCAGAATGGCTATTAGGTTTTCTATAGCCTACCCAAGTAAGGAAGAACGCACACAGCGTAGTCTTGCCAGTCCTCGATGGAAGCGAAAGCCCGTAAACATCGTATTTATCATCTTCAAGGGATTGCAGATCATCGACAGCTATCTTTAATGTACCTCTACGGGGCTTATAGAAACGCTTTTCAGGCTTACGGTTCTTTTCCATGTAGAACATATAGCTTTCAAACTTATAAGGGGCTTCTGCCCTGAATA